CTGCCCGAAGCCTTTCCCGAGATTGACGCCACGCAGTTCGAAGCGTTGTGGCAGTCCTTGGTGGACCGCTTCAGCGTGGACGGCTTGGCCAGCGAATCGCAGGCCCCGATCCGCGCGCAGCGGCTGAAGGATGTGCTGTCCACCGATGCCGTCGCGCAGTACCTGGTGGACAAGGATTGGGTGAAGCGCGTTGACCGCTCTGGCCGCATCGATATCAAGTGCCCCTTCGAAGATGAGCACACGGGCGACACCAGCGACAGCAGCACGTCCTACTGGCCAGCCCACACGGGCGGCTTCGCCCAAGGTCACTTCCAGTGCCTGCACGCGCACTGTGCCCACCGCAAGGATCAGGACTTCCTGGATGGCATCGGCTTCGTCAACGAAGCGATGCTCACCGAGTTCAGCGACATATCCGATTTGCCCGCGCAGGTGCCCCAACAGGCAACGATGGGGGGCGCCACTGACCAGCAGCCACAAGCTGCGGCGTATACGACACCTGACGCGGGCAACCTGATCCTTGATCTCAACGCCTTCCTGCTCACCAAGGCCCCCACCTGGCTGGTGAAGGGCGTGCTGCCGCAGGCCGAGCTTGCCGTGGTGTTCGCACCACACAGCGCGGGCAAATCCTTCTTTGTGCTCGATCTCACCATGGCCGTGGCCCGCGGCGTGGAGTGGCGCGGCCTGAAGGTTCGCCAGGGCGGGGTGGTCTACGTGGTGGCCGAAGGGCGCGCGGGATTCAGGAACCGCGTGGCCGCCTACCTTCACCAGCACAACCTGAAGCCTGAAGACGTGCCCTTATTCCGCGTGGCGCCCTACGCGCCCAACATCATGGAGAAGGCCGACGCCCTGGCCTTGGCCAAGGCTGTCCACGCCGGGGGAGATCCGGCAATCATCGTGGTGGACACGCTGGCGCAAACCACGCCAGGTGCGAACGAGAACAGCGGCGAAGACATGGGGCGCGCGCTTGCCCATTGTCGCGGCCTGCATCGCGCCACGGGCGCGCTGGTGATTCTCATACACCACTCGGGCAAGGATTCGACCAAGGGCGCGCGGGGTTGGTCAGGGCTTCAGGGCGCGGCCGACACCATCATTGAACTGATGCGCTCGGACGATGACCGTGTGGCCACCGTGACCAAGCAGAAGGACGGCACGGACGGCGCCGAGTTCGGCTTCCGGCTCACGCCCGTGCCCATCGGCTTCGACGCTGATGGCGATGAGATCACCAGTTGCCTGGTCGAACCTGCGGCTGTCGGGCGCGCGGAAATGGCCAAGCGGCGCGAGCCGGGCAAGATCGAGAAGGTGGTGCTGAAGGTCTTCGATGATCTGATGCTGGTGGGCGAAGAGGGCGTGGCGGTCAACGATCTGATCCAGGGCACGGTTGACCAGTTGGTGCCTGAAGAAGACGGCAAGCGCGACAGGCGGCGCAATAAAGCCCACCAGGCCCTGCAAAATAGCTTGGACAAGGGGCTGTTGCGCGTGGTGGAAGGCAGGGTTTTCTACCCCGAAAGCGGGGAGGGGTGACATGCAAAACTCTGCAACGTGCAAAGGTTTGCAAGTTGGTGTGACGTGCCATTTGCCATTTTGGAAGCCATTTATGGCTCGAATGGTAAAGGCCAAGTCCAGCAGCCAACGCCATTCACGCCATTCTCTCCCTTTAGGGAGAATGGCGAATGGCGGATGGCGGATGGTGGTTTGAATGGCTGCGCTTGCAAAACTCTGCAAGTTGGAACACCCGCGGCCAACGGCGCAACCTGCAAAAAGTCGCAACCGCGGCGAAACCAACGGCCGGGCCAAACTCACGCAACGGGATGCAGACAACGCCAGGGCGCTGCACGAAGACGGCATGAGCGTCACCGAGATCGCCGAGAAGATGGGCGTTAGCAAGGCCCTGGTGTCCTACATCGTCCGCTACCTGCGCTGGTGAAATTCACTCAAACCCCCGCCACCACGGCACGATGCCTGGCATGCTGAAGGAACCCATCACCGACGAAGAGCGCGAGCGCTTCCTGGCCCATCTGCGTGAGCACCCCAACGCATCGCGCGCAGCCAGGTTGTTGGGCCGCAGCTATTCCGGCTTCAACAAATTGCGCGCGACGCTGCCCGAGTTCGATGTGGCGTGGAAGGAAGCGCTGGACGAAGGCATTGCCGCGGCTGAAGCGGAAGTGCATCGGCGGGCGTTCGAAGGCGTTAACGAGCCGCTGACGCACCAGGGACAACTGACCTATGAGCGGGACTTCGCCGCGGTGGACCTGGTGACAGGCGATCCGCTGCCGCCGCACCTGTGCCCGTTCAAGCGCGACGCCAACGGTAACCTGATCCCGGTGACGCTCAACAAGCGTTCGGACACGCTGGCAATGTTCATGCTCAAGGCTTATCGGCCCGACACCTACCGCGAGCGGCAGGATATCAATCTCACCGGCAACGTGGACGTGGCCCTGCGCATCACCGAAGCCCGCAAGCGCCACGGCGGCGTATGAATGCGGAGGAAGTGCTGTGCGCGGACATGGGGCGCTTCTTTGCCGATCCGCTCGGCTTCGTCATCTATGCCTATCCGTGGGACACTGATCCGTCGATTCAACTGGTGCGGCTGCCTGCGCCCTATAACCTGCTCTACAACTGCGAGTTCGGCCCAGACAAGTGGGCGTGCGATTTCCTGGCCGACCTTGGCGAGAAGGTGAGGGCGCGACGATTCGATGGTGTGCATGCCGTCGAACCGATCAGGGAATCCGTGGCAAGCGGCCACGGCATCGGCAAGGGCGCGCTCACCGCGTGGCTGGTTGGTTGGATCATGAGCACGCGGCCCTACGCGAAGGGCACCGTGACGGCCAACACCGCGCCGCAGCTTGAAACGAAAACGTGGGCGCAGATTGTTTCCTGGACGAAGCGCTGTGTGACTTCGCACTGGTTCGAAATCACCACCGGCCGCGGCAGCATGCGCATGTCCCACAAGCAACACCCATCGGATTGGTATTGCTCGGCGCAAACATGCCGTGAAGAGAACAGCGAAGCCTTTGCCGGGCAGCACGCCGCCAACAGTTCATCGTTCTACATCTTCGATGAGGCCAGCGCGGTGCCTGATAAGATTCACGAAGTGAGCGAAGGTGGCCTAACCGATGGTCAGCCCATGCTGTTCGCCTTCGGCAACCCCACGCGGCCAACTGGCTGGTTCGCCGATGCGTTCGGCCGCATGCGGCACCGTTGGGGCACGCGGCAGATCGACAGCCGCACCGTGCAGATCACCAACAAGGCCGAGATCGACCGGATGATTGCCGACTACGGCATTGACAGTGACCGCGTGAAGGTGCGCGTGCGCGGCATGTTCCCATCTTTGTCGGCCAGGCAGTTCATCAGCACTGAAGACGCGGACGCGGGATTGGGCCGCGTGCTCAGGCCCGAGCAATACAACTTCGCCGAGAAAATCCTGACGTGCGATCCGGCATGGGAAGGCGATGATGAACTGGTGATCGGGTTGCGCCAGGGGCTTGCTTACTCCACGCTGCGCACCATCGCCAAGAATGACAACGATCTTGAGATCGCGCGCATCCTCGCGCAACTTGAGGATGAGCACGAAGCCGATGCGGTGTTCGTGGATGGCGGCTTCGGCACCGGCATCATCAGCGCGGGGCGCTCGATGGGCAGGGACTGGATAATTGTGTGGTTCGGTGCGAAGTCCAGCGATCCGGGCTGCCTCAACAAGCGCATGGAAATGTGGAAGGCGTCGCGCGACTGGTTGAAGGCTGGCGGCGCCTACCCCAACGATCCTGTGATGCAGCGGCAAGCCACCGGCCCCGAGCTTGTGCCGCGGCTCGATGGCAAGCTGCAACTGGAATCCAAGGCCGACATGAAGGCCCGCGGCCTGGAATCCCCCGGCCGGTGGGACGCGCTTGCGCTGTCCTTCGCCTACCCGGTGCAGAAAAAGCTGCGCTTCCCGTTCAACCGGCAACCTGCCCGCGACTACAACCCGCTGGAAGCCGCCGACAATTCACTCAATCCCAAGGCCCGCGACTACGATCCGTTCGCTCACATGAACCGATAGAGGATCGGGTATGCCGGTTCGTCCGGTTGCCATCGCGGATTATTGGGATGAAGCGCTGCCACTCATGCATGCCAATTGGGCCGAAACGGGCTTCGATTTCCCGTTCGCCCCGAGCCGTGAGCGCTACGTGCGTCAACAGGCTGCGGGCTTCATGTTCGCCATCGGCGCCTTCGCACCCGAGGGCATCGCAGAGCGGCTTGTGGGCTACAGCACGGCCATCGTGGTGGCGCACCCGTTCAACCCGGACGCGGTGCATTACTGCTGCACCGATGCGCTCTTCGTTCAGCCAGAGCATCGTGGCTCGATCCTGGCCGGACGCCTGCTGCTCGCCACCGAGCGCGAAGCGAAGCAGCGTGGTGCTACCTGGATTTCCTGGCACACCCGAGCGGGCACGCCCTTCGCTGCAATGCTTGAGCGACACGGCTACGCACCGGGTGATGTAGTGGTCTTCAAGGAACTCTGACTATGGGCATGGAGACAATTGGTTACGCGGCCATGGCCTTAATCGGTGGTATGGCGGCGGGCGCGATGCAATCCAAGCCCAACATCCCGCCGCCGCAGGCCCCTACACCTGCACCGCAGGCTGCGCAGATGCCGGACGCCAGCAGCGTGAGGCAGGACATGCAGGGCACCGGCCAGGCAGGCGGCTCACCTGGCGTGGCTGAAACGCTGCTCACCGGGCCGGGCGGCATCGACCCATCGCAGCTGAAGACACAGCGGCCGTCCCAGACGCTGCTGGCAAGCTGATGGGCGCCGAAGCGGGCGGTGGTGGGGGCGAAGCAGGCGCTGGCCCTGAGTATGGCGACACTGCAAACAGCGGCGGGATCGTCGGAGACACGGCTGGTACTGGCAACGCGGGTGTAGCACCCGACACACCGGATACCGCAGCGAGCGGTGGCCTTGTCAATGACATGCCGGGGCCGCTTGGCGATCTCACTGGCCTTGGCAGCAACGGCGTGGTGGACACCCCGCCTGCCGGTGATCCCGGCCCGCCACCCGGTGATGCGAACACGTCACCCGGCACCACGTTGGGAGGTGTCATAGGCGATGCCATCGATTCCGTGTTGGGCGCTTACAACGCCATCAGTGATCTGTTCGGCGGTGGCCCGCTCACCCCTGGCGGCAGTCCCACGGACGCAACAGGCGGCGGCACGTTCGGGATCGGCGATGATCCAGGCAGCACGCCCGCCGACACCGCGGGAACGGCTGTTGACATCACCGCCAACCAGGATGCACCAGGCGGCGGTGGTGAAGGTCAAGGTGCTGTTTCACCGCCCGCACCAGGCACGCAGACTTCACCCACCGACAACCTGCTAGGCATCAGCGATGACCTGTGGGGTCACGGTGCGGCCAGCGGCGGCCAGAGCGGCAGTGATATGGGTGTGGGCGACACACTGCTCACCAAGAAGTTTGCTGGCTTGCCCGGTGGGGTACCCCTGACCGCGCAAACGCTGCTCGGAAGGTAAGCCGTGGCCGAACGCACTATCACCGTCAAAGAGCAGATCGTCAGGCGCTTGGGTGGACTTGTCACCGAGCGCGCTTCGTGGTGGCCACACTACCAGGACATAACCACGTACCTGCTTCCCCGCAGCGGCCGCTACTTCGTGCAGGACCGCAACAAGGGGTGGAAGCGCCACAACAACATTTATGACAACACCGGCACGCGGGCGCTGGAAATACTGGCGGCCGGGTTGATGGGCGGCCTCACGTCGCCCGCGCGGCCATGGTTCCGGCTCGGGGTGCAGGACACCGACCTGATGCAGTACGCCCCGGTGAAGATGTGGCTGTCGCAAGTCACTTCGCTGATGCTCGATATTTTCCAGAAGTCGAACACCTACCGCACGCTGCACTCGATGTACCGCGAGCTTGGGGCGTTCGGCACGGCCGCGTCCATCGTGGGCGAAGACTTCAACACGGTGATCCACCACTTCCCGCTCACCATCGGTGAATACTGCATTGCGCAGGATTGGCAGGGCAAGGTGGTGACGCTGTACCGCGAGTTTGAGAAGACCGTGGGCGAAGTGGTGGCCGAGTTCGGTATCGAGAACGTCAGCATGAATGTCAAGCAGAAGTGGGATGCGGGCCTGCTCGATCAATGGGTGACGATCATCCACGCAATCGAGCCGCGCGCTGACCGCAACCCCGCGCTGGTGACGGCCGATCACATGCCGTGGGCGTCGATCTACGTGGAGAAGGCAGGCGATCCGCTCAAGCTCTTGCGCGTGTCCGGCTTCAAGCGCTTCAACGTGCTCGCCCCACGGTGGGATGTGAGCGGTGGCGACGTGTACGGGAATTCGCCCGGCATGGAAGCGCTCGGCGATATCAAGCAGTTGCAGCAAGAGCAGTTGCGCAAGAGCCAGGGCATCGACTACATGACCAACCCGCCGTTGCAGGTGCCCACGCAACTCAAGAACCGCGACGTGGACCGGCTGCCGGGCGGCCTCACCTTCCGCGACACCACGGGGGGCAATGACAAGATCGAAAGCATGTTCAACGTGCAACTCGATCTCCAACACCTGTCCGCGGACATTCAGGACGTGCGCGGCCGTATTCGCGCATCGTTCTTTGCCGATATGTTCCTGATGCTGCAAAACGACAGCCAGGACACGCGCAAGACCGCCACCGAAGTGGCCGAGCTTCACGAAGAGAAGATGCTGATGCTCGGGCCGGTGCTAGAACGCCTGCACAACGAACTGCTCACCCCGCTGGTCGATATCACCTTCGACAAGATGATGGCTGCGGGCATCGTGCCGCCCCCGCCGCCCGAGCTTCAGGGGCAAGAGCTAAACGTCGAATTGATCTCCATCCTCGCACAAGCGCAGCGCGCCATCGCCACCAACGGCGTGGATCGCTTCGTTGGCGCCATGATCCAGATCGCCGAAGTCAAGCCCGAAGTGGTTGACAAGTTCGACGTGGATGCATGGGCCGATCAGTACAGCGACATGCTTGGCGTGAATCCTGAACTGATCGTTCCCGATGACAAGGTGGCGCAGATTCGCGCTGCGCGGGCCAAGGCTCAAGCGCAGGCGGCCGCCGCGCAGAACCAGGAACAGATGGCCAACACCGCCAACAAGCTCGGCGGCACGCCGACGCAGGGCGGATCGAGCACGGCCCTGGATGACATGGTGGGCATGTACTCGCAGGGCCTGGCACCGCCAGCGGGAGCGTAGACCATGACCACGGTAAACCAAGCGATTGAGTGGAGTGTGGCCGCGCTGCAAAAACAGCAGGCCGATCTTCAGGCTGCGCACGATACGGCCATGGCCGCGCTGCAAGCGAAGATCGACAGCATCCGCGGCAGCGTTACGGCCACCATCGGCGGCTTGGGTGATCTGGACGTGAGCGAAGTGCAGGCGAACTTCCAGTTCTTTGTTAACTCATTCACGGATGCGCAGGCTACATTTCCGTCCGGCGCACCTACAGGCGCCCCCGCTGATCCCGCACCTGCCGATCCGGCTGCGACAGCGGGGGCGCAACCTGATGCACAGCAGGCTGTGGCGGCGAGCAGCATAACCACGGGGGCGTGACATGGGACAGCGGTTTGCGCGATCAATGGCAGGCGGCCTCAACATCGCCAAGAACTTCAGCACGCAGGGGCCGCAGCCCGACTATGACGGCTACGCCGTCACCCCGGCCGATGGCACCGATCTAGGCAACGGCCCTACCAAGGCCATCTACGTCACGGGCGCGGGCAACGTCAACGTGAACCTGGTGGGCGGCGGCACGGCTGTGCTCACCGGCCTGTCGGCCGGGCAGATCATCGAGATCGCCGCGCAGCGAATCCTGTCCACGTCCACCACGGCCACCGGCATCTTCGCGCTGTACTAGGCGGCACCACCCGAAAGGAAAAGCACCATGGCGAACATGCGCGCAAAAGTTCAAGTGGCCGG